GACAATTCTTTTTATTCTCCCAATGGCCCCGGTTACGGAGACGCTGGTCTAACAGTTGGAACTCAAGACCTACCTGAGATAGTAAATATAGCCCCAGATGACACGCTAGAGGGTACTCCTGGTATCATGGACTTACCAGCTCTTAATAGAGTAAGCCCTAATGACACCCTTAGAGGATTCACAGGTACACAGGACCTACCAACGCTATCATCTATAAAAGATAGCGATACTTTGGAAGGAACTCCGGGTACTCTACCTAGCAATAAGATAGCCCCGTCGCAAGGGGGGTCTTATCTAGGAGAAGAAGATAATGATGTTATTACAGCGGATATCCTAAAAGTAGGAGAGATAATCGAAAACCTCGGAGTAAGCGTCGAAGGAACTTTCTCCGGTGCTTCGGTTACTATACCAGACAATAAAGTTGTGTATCCTTTTGAGTACATTGACGCAGAAGGATCAAAAACTGGACAGTTCGGGCTAGTATCTCCAGGTGACGATATAGCTTCTAACATAAAGACCAATTTATTGGCTGAGGTAGACACAATATTAACAGGTCTTACTTATACACCTCTATCTAATATATACGAAATAGAAAAGAACAACTTTAAGCAAAATACTAAAAGATATGGAGTTAGAATCCTAGGTGGAGTACAGACAATTTACAAGGTTGGAGCTCATGTAACTGACCAAAATTACGAGATCATTCTTACTACAAATTACATCAATGGGGCAAGTGGTCGAAATGACGAAGCACAGCAAGCGGCTGTGGCTGAATTGCTAACCCGCATTAATAAGATATATAGAAGAATATTAGAAACAAAGGGCGGTTCTGCGTCTAACGTTTTAATAGTTAATGAAGGATCTATACAAAAGCCGGAATTTATAGCAGAACAAAATGTGGCAATAGTACGATTACAGTTTAACGTTAGATATAAACAAAATAGATAAGGAGAATTAAATGGGATATATAGTAAAAAATAACGACTTACTTTTTATAACTGAAGAGTCAACTGAAGGAACACCAGTCAATCCAAGCGCGGGCGCAGAAGCTGCTCAAGTTATTTTAGATGGACTAGAGATTACTCCTGCCCACGAGCTATTAAATAGAGCGGTTTCCAATTCAGGAATCGGAATGAATAAGTCTAGAAAAGGTAAAAAAACTGTAGCAGGTTCTCTTCCTTTTGAATTTAAGTCAAGCGGAACAGCTGGAGTTGAACCTGAAACAGACTTACTATATAGAAGCCTCTTGGGTGCTACAAGAGCCGAGGATACCGGCGTAACAGCTGACGATATCAACGTAGCCCATAGCTCAACAGTAATCGGCTTGGCAGATTCTGATGCCAATAAGTACGCAGCAGGGGACATCGTGCGCGTGCGTAGGGGTACTAGCGCAGACCACATTTCTCCTATTGCTTCCGTTGTAAATACAGCTGGTTCAGTAGCTATTACTTTACTTATAGCTAACCCACTGGGAGCTCACGCAGATGGCGACGCAATTTCTCCGGTGGTTACTTATCTTCCAGCAAACTCAGGCCACCCGTCTTTTACTCTTACTCATTATCAAGAAGACGAAGTTAAAAGACAAGCAGCTGGATGTAAAGCTATTAGTGCTTCTTTGAGCAACTGGACAACTGGACAAATTCCTCAGATGGCTTTTGCTTTTGAAGGTATTTCTTTTGCTGAAACTCTTTCAACTAAATCAGTTACCGAGGTATTCGATTCAAGCGAACCGCCTACTGTACTTAATTCTATTTTCTATATAGATGGAGTAGCAAAATGTGTAAACAACATTACTCTTGAAGTAGCGAATGAGCTTGGTTTTATTACTTGTACTTCTAGTCAAAATGGTAGAGTAGCAAGTAGAGCTACTACTAGAAACGTTACTCTTTCAATTGACCCGTATGCCGAAGATGACTCTATTGCTGATTGGAATAAGTTCGACAATAACACAGATTTTAGCATCTTTTTCTGGGCTGGTGTCGAAGATACAAACGCTGGACAATTTAAAGATATCGTAGCTGTCTATCTTCCACAATGTCAAATTACCGAATTCTCAAAAGCTGATGCGGAAGGCAACGTAATTAACAACATGAGTATTAAAGCCCACAGAGGAAGCGACGGACAAAGCGACGAGATTTATCTATCAATGATTTAACCAAAAGGGCTTATTTTTTAAGCCCTGTTTTATAGGAGACGACGAAATGGCAAAGATTTACAGAAGGACAGATCGAATTACAGTGCAGGTGGACGATATTACAGTCAAGCTAGCACCCCTTTCTTTATCACAAAGAATGGAACTACAAGCTTACTTTACGAGTGGAGATTTGAAAGAAATGATGAAGGGAACTAAAGAAGTTCTTAAAATGACTCTTAAAGATATGCAGGGCGTAGAAGATAGCGATGGAAAAAAGTACGAGCTAGAGTTTGAAGATGGATCGATTACTGAAGATTGCTGTGAAGATATCTTTAATCTAGAGCATAGTCAAAAACTTCTTAGCGTATGCTCTTCACTGATGAGTGGAGTACCAGCAGAAGGCAAAGTGGTAGATGGCAACGGAAAAGAGATCGAAGGAGTAACGGTGGTGGGAAACCCCAAGAAGGGAACGAGAAAAAGTTCCCGGTAATCCCAGCATTTATTCATGTTATTATAGACCAAGTTTATAAGGTTAGCGTACTTAGTTCGTCCGATAGAATTAAGCTTTATTTGTCTTTTGTAAACGCAGTCGATCCCAACTTTATTGATCTACATCATGTTACCATGAAGAGAACTAAAGATGCGAATAGATTAAAGATATTAAAAGAAAAATATGGGTGTACAAAGAGCAGAGAAAAACCACTTATAATAATTGACGAAATGTTTGAAGTATATAGATGTCCATGCGCTTATTCTCACCCTCACTTTAATCTTCTGATTACTCTATATGGTCAATATAAAAATGGGGTGATGCCTGACTCAGGTCCGCTTATAGACCAGCCAGCTTGGATGATAGAATCGTTTCAAGTTTTTCAGGAGATAGAATCGGATATTAAAGAAGAGCAAGATAGAAAAATGAAAGCTCAGATAGCAAGGAAAAATTAAGAATGGCAGATGAAAAAGTCACACTAGAACTAGAGCTACAGATTAACAAATTAAAACAAGATTTTGATAAAGTAAATCAACAGGTATCTCAGTTTGAAGAGAAATTTAAGAAAAGTTCTAAAGGGGCTGCGAGCGCTTGGAATGTATTCAAAGGTGTGCTTAGTGCTAACGTAGTTGTAGCAGCTCTGAATGGTGCTTTTAACGCTGCAAAACAATTCTTTAACTTCATGGTAGGGGGCGCAGTAGATGCGGCTATAGTTCAGCAAAATGCGCTGAATGATTTAGCAACGCAGATGCAGATTACCGGATCTTTTACTAACGAAGCATTTCAAGATATGCAAAACTTTGCTTCAGAGATGCAAAGAACAAGTACAGTTGGAGACGAAGCATCTTTAAAAATGTTATCGTTTGCAAAAGCAATGGGAGCCTCAAACGACCAAGCTAAACTATTAACACAGGCGGCTATAGAGCTTAGCGCTGCTACAGGCAAGAGCACTGATGAAAGTATACGCCAAGTAAGTAAGACCCTTGGTGGATTCGCTGGAGAGCTTGGAGAAGTTAATCCAAAAATTAAAGAGCTAACTGCAGAACAGCTAAAGAATGGCGCAGCTGCTCAGATTCTTATAGATCAATATGGTGGTAGTGCTGCTGGTAAGTTAAATACATACGAAGGCGCATTGACTCAAATGAAGAATACATTTGGAGACATGCAGGAGCGAATAGGAGAAATTGTAACCAAGTCTCCTATCGGTATTCTTATCATCCAAAAATTATCTGATGCATTCGCTGCTCTTGGTGATTTTATTTATAAAAGTCAACCAGCGATTCAAGATTTTATAAAAAATGGATTACTTAATATTATACAGGCAGCCGAGTGGGTTATAAAAAATGCACTAGAGCCAATTGCAAGCTATATCGGTATCGTAAAAAACGTTTGGGCTACTCAAGTAGACGCTATGCAGCTAGCTTTTTGGACTATGGGAACTGCTATATCTGGTATCGCCCTGGGTATAGTACAAACTATTAATGCTTTGGTTAGTTCTCTGCCAGAAAGTCTTCAACCTGAGGGATGGGTACAAGGTTTGACTGAAGCTGAAGCTGCCCTAGAAGGCTTTACAGCAAGAGCGGTTGAAGGTGTTACTACTAACGTCGATTCAATTAAAGAACAATTTAAAGGAATATACTCATCTCTAGTTGACGACGATATACAGGAAGAAACCAAAGAGAAATTCCTCGGATTTCTAACAGGCTTAGAAGAAGATGTTAAGAATACTACAACAAGCATTAAGACCACTCGTATAGAAGGAGAGGCAGACGCAAATAAAGGCGTAGAAAAAGAGAAAACTGGGTGGTTCGGAAAGATGCTTGGGCTAGACAAGAAATGGGGAGAAGCCGAAGGAAAAACTGAAGAGGAAAGAGACAAAAATAAAATTGCTAACTTTAAATCGACTATGAGTACCATCTCAGGTTTAATGTCTAGCAACAACAAAACCCTATTCCGCATCGGTCAAGCTGCAGCCATCTCTCAGGCTACTATCGACGGCTTCGCAGCGGTTCAAAAAGCATTAGGTTCAGCTCCTCCTCCTTTCAACTTCGCCCTAGCTGCTATCGTGGGAGCTGCTACAGCGGCCAATATTGGGAACATAGCAAGCGCACAGCCGCCGAAGTTTGCCCAAGGTGGTGTCGTTCCTGGTACTAGCACGAACGGGGATAATGTTTTAGCTAGACTTAATTCTAACGAAGTCGTCCTCAATGGTAGACAGCAGGCAAATGTTTTATTTGGTTTGGCTAATGGTGGTGGCGCCGGTGGATCTGAAGTATTATTACAGATTCGAGATCTATTAAGTGAGAGACAACAAATTAACAACTTTATGGATGGTCAAGAAATTAACGATCAACTAAGTGAGCTTAACTCAAGGGTATTAGCAGCATGAAAACAAAAATTATAAATAATAAATTTATAACTGATGAACAGATATCTTTTTATAATACATATAGATCAACTGATATATCTCAAGACTTATTAATTGATCCTCTTTACACGAACTACGTGAGAGATGTAGATAATATATATGTTTATCAAAATGATACAGCTAACTTATCTTTTGACACTAATTTCCCAAAGTCAAATTTACTACAAGAAAGTATGGCTGAAGAAGTAAGAGTATCTTCTTACGAGGTGTCCTCGGGAGTATTTCTAGCCGGTATTACTATCGATTTGGATAACTCTTCAATAGGAGATTATGATTGTATAGCTATAAGATTTAATCGTAATAATGAAGTGTTAAAAAACTTAATTAAAAGTGGGGCTAATATTTTTATAGCAGCCCATGGTTCTCTAACAAACGTCAATAGCAGCACAGGAGGAGGTGGAGCAAGTAAAGAAATTTATCAAGTTTCTTTAAAGCAAACATCAACATCTTTTGGAACAGATACGTTTTCAACCAACATGATAGACCCCGAGGACCCTGTTATTATTATAGATAAAACATTAAGACAACACATGACTCAATACAATTTAGTTAACGATTTGCCTTTTCAATATATAAGCGTTTGGTTTACTCACTCTGCTGATTTTACTTTTAGCGTAAGCAATGTTTCTGTAACAAATGGAGTCGATTTCGATGATTATTTTATTAATGGAAAGATCGATTCTTCTAGAGTAAGCTTAACAAAGACTACATATAGCCCGGATAGATATTCTATCAAAGATGTAAGAGGATTTTACAAGAAGTTTAAAGGTAATATTGACTTGCTTGATAATACACAGGGCTTAGATTTAAGAAAAAAAGTCTTTGATTTTTGTAAAGATGAAGGATTCTTTATTTTCCCTAATATGGAAGATCAAAATTTCTATATGGAATCCTTAAGATCTGGTGGATTATATCGAATGAAAGAAGAATTTAAAGTTGAAAATACTCGCTATAATATATATAATACAAGCCTAGACTTAGAGGAAGTTGTATAAATGTCTACATATAGTACATTATCTCAAAATCGCAATTCAAAAAAGAATATAATTTGTATTCTTAGAAGTTTGCAATTAAAACAATCAGCAGATTTTGAATCTTATAGTACTTATTATAGAATATCTAGTGAGTTTTTTGTTGAAGGTGTTTTTACTACTACAGATCTTACAAAAGGAAGTAATAAAGATAGTCTTACTTCTAATCAGTGGTTTTACGAAGGTGGATTTGTTTACCTTGATGTTTCTCCAGGAGATATTTATTTAAAAAATAAAATCTTTTTAGCAAGTGAATCTATAATACTAAAAGAAAGTATTACTAGCGGAGATGAAGTCTGGTTTGAGCCAAGGTTAATTAATATTCCTTTTTTTAATAGAAAAATAGACCCTATTCAAAACGCATCAATAGCATTAGGTAAATTTACTTTAAAAGTATCTAATTCAGATGGTAAATATAATGATATGCTTAATTCTTCTTACTTCAAAGGCCAAGTTGTAGAGATATATAGTATTATAGACCCACAAGAAATAGACGAAAGTGAAATTTTAAAACTATGTACTTCTACTATTCAAGATGTAGAAGCTAACGAAAAAGATATAACTATAAAGTTAAATGAGGAGAGTTTATTAGACAGAGAATTAGAAGATAACTTGGAATTTGTTGAAGGAAAAACAGACGAATTTTATCCTTACATCTTCGGATCTTTTAAAAATCTATTAGTTCCATCTGCAGAATTTGATGACTATATATACACTGGATTAAATATCGATGTAACCATGGGGGTAATTAATGGGGCTACTTTTGAAAAAGCAGCAACTGCTATATACGGAGAACAGCTTTTAGCTACTGTTCTTTTTATGGACACAAGAATCGCATTAGGTGGTTTATCTTCTACTAGATACTCTAATCTTTTGAAAGGTAAAATTATAGATATCGATGAAGGTGGTACAACTAATTTTAAATTTAAAACTAATCTTCCTATTATAGCAGGATTAGGCACAGCAGAATTTAAGTTATTTATTCACAAAGATGATTACATAGCCCTAAAAGATAGAGTTAAATTAACTAATAAATGGACCGGGCCTACCTCTGATAATCCTTATATTTCAACCAACGTTTCATCAAAGGCTTTTGTAGGAGATTTTGAAATATCTTTAGATGATAATTGGAGCTTTTTACAAGAGGATGATATATTAAGGATTAGACATGATTCTTTTTTCTTCTGTGAAATACCTGTTGATAGTTACGATGCTTCTACGAATACTGTAACACTTAAATATGCTCTTCCATACGATGTATCTGTAACTGGTCTTAGTCAAAAAATATTTTTTGATAACTTTCAAAGTGTAAGCATAAATAATGATACTCATACAAGAAAATTTGACCACTTTAATTTGTTTGTAGGAGATATTTCTAGACTAAAAAGTTCTGGCAGCGGTTCATATGTTACATTTCAAAATGAAAATAATGAAGACTATTATATTTGGTTTAATATAGATTCAGGAAATACAGATCCTGATCCTTTCTCAGATTCCGGTGCTAGTGGACAAGAGATCCCCTTAACAGCAAGCGATACTCAAGCAGATATTTTTTCCAAAATTTTGTTATTAAATAAAGATTTTCAGACATTTGGGAGGCAATTTACAGTATTAAAATCAAGTGATATTTATTTTTTAAAATTTCAACATCAAAATTTGCGAACAAAATATATCAAGCCATCTGCGCAAGTTTTCGATATTACAGCTGGTGGTGGTTTAGGCGATGGATGGGCTGTAGAAGGTGGTGGGTTGGCTGAAATTCCTGCTTACAGTATCGATTATAATTCTAGCACAAAAAATATTCATATAGATTTAGATCGTATTAAGCTGTCAGTAAATAATGAAGATGGATTTCTTGCTTCATACGAAGGCGGTCTTACAATAGTCGCAGGAAGTGGGAGCTTAAAAGAACAAAGAAAGATAACTACAACAGGAGACAAATTTAAGAATTTGGAAGAAGGTAGCGTTATTCATTTGCCAGATATAGATGATATTCCTTTTATCGTTAATGAATTTATAAATGATAATACTGTATATTTAGACCGCATTGTAGACTCAAGCGTTAGTCCAGTCTCTTACACAGGTAACTGGCATCTTTACGCTAGATACGAATTAGTAGAATCTTCAGACATAATACTAAATGGAATAGCTGGGCCTGGAGCTCCAAGCTATAAAAATATTTTAGTAGATTTAATGGAGAACTACTATAATCTAGATACTTCACAGTACGATTTAACATCTTTAGAAAGTATAGATACTAATTTTCCTTATTTTAACATGGGTTATATATTAGAAGATTATAAAAAACTATATCAAATCGTAAATGAATTAAACAAAGGAACTAATTTTATTTCTTATATTAATCGTGCAGGTAAAATCGCATTTGAGTATATCAATTTCCAAGCCCTATCCGCAAGTGGTTCTTTTTATTATAGTAAATCTATATCATTTAAAAATAAAATGACTCATGATATTAGTAAAAGCTTAATTTATAAGTATGCAAAAGATTTGTCAGCTAATGAATTTGATACTATTACTATGTCAAACAGCGAAATCACTAATATACAAACTCTACTTAAATTAGAGCAAGAGGACGAAATAGAGTCAAAAATAATGTATAATATATTTAGCGAATCGGTTTCAAGTGTTACTTACGAAGATATAATAAAAGATAAATATTTTTCTAAATTTAGCGAAGTTGAAATAATCGCTGGATTAGAATTTTTATTGTATGAATTAGGATCAGAAATAAACTTGATTAATTTTGCAGGCATACCTGAAGATAGGGTTTATATTTTGACAGATATTTCAACTAACGGGTATCAAAGTAAAGTTAAATTGATAGGTATAATTTAAAACACTCATGTGTTTTTCTCGGAGGGAGAAATTCGTCTCCTCTTCCTCCGAGTTTTTTTGATATTACCGCCAGTTTTTTTGTAGATTCTTTTCGCATTTTCATATTGATACAAGAACCTTTTTAATACATCTTTTTCTTTTTCAAAATCGGAACATTTTTCTAGCTCTTTTAAAGATTCATCCATTAGGAAATTCATTGTTTTTTCAAGAGAAAATTCTTTTGCGATTTGTATATACTCACGATCTTCTATCATAAGATCATTTAGCTCTTTGTGGAATTCATTATACTCAAAAATTGCAGAAGTGGATTTAACCAAAGAAAATAAGTCTCGATTCCGCGCATTAGTCTCACAATCAATCATACTTTTAACGTCAGTTTTATAATTTTTAAGCTTTTTCATTATATAGCCGATCCGGTGATTATTAGACAAAGTTTCATCAAGAAATTGCAATATCCAATCTCTTTCTTCTTCATTTAATTTTTCTAGATAATCAATATCAAAAAATTCTTGAGCTTTTTGATTATAGTTTTCTTTTTTCCACTTTGCCATATCTTTATTATAGCAAAATGGAAAAAGAAAGTCAACCTGGGTCTGGGTTGGGATAAATCCTTTAAAATAGATTTATCCCAAAAGGTAGTGGTCCTTTTGGAATAAATATACTATTTATAGATCTTTTTTCTGGTATTCTTTAACTATTTTAGAATGTGCATTATTTGAATAAGAGTATAGACCGTCTTTATTTCGCTTATCTTCGTAAAATTCTTCGATCTTTAGCAACTTACCAGTTCTTTTACATCTTTTATATAGATGCAAAATCTGGTCTTTTTTACAAAATAACCACTTATACTCTATACATTTTTTAAACTTTTTTAAATGCTCTTCGCATTTTTTACATTTTTCTTTCATAGATTCTCCTTTCTATTATTTAGTATTTTATTATCTAACTCTTTTTCTAGTTGCATTAATTCTAGTTTAAGAGAGATAAAAACCTCGTTAGATATAGTAATCTCTTCGTTTTGTACCTGTCGAAAAATAGCTTTAATCTCTTTCATTCGATCAATTATGTACCTTATTTTCATATTTTCCTCCTTTTAAAATAGGCCTTATAAACCTGTTTAATCGAGGGCCTTTCTAGGGCCCTCGTTTTATTATTGGAACGCTTAAAATCGATATTACACACTCTCAGGTGTATCTCCACCTTTCTTTTCAATTGCTACTTGTATAGTAAGATCAGGATTCTTATAATCATTTGCACTTTGATTGTGGTATTTTTCTTGAATACGAAGAGCATCTTCTTTTTCAAGAGTAGCAATCCACATTTTATTATCCCCATCCCACTTAAAACCTTCTGCTTTTAGTTCGTCTTTAGCACAAAATCCATTAATAACTCCAACGATCCAAGCGTCTTTTATATCTTTTTTATCGGATTTATTTTTAAGAGGTTTACCATCGAAAGTAAGCCCTCTAAAGATATTCATGCCAAGGCCTAGTGCAGCGATGGCCTTAACTAGACACCTTTGCTGAGCATTGTGGATATCGGTAATATGCGCAGTATCTTCAACATTTATTTCTATCATTTTGCTCTCTTTTCTTCTCCATTCTTTATACGAGTAAGGCTCTAGTTTCAAGGCTTCATTTTTACTATTCATGACAGCCAAGTTTTGGATTACTTCCGTATCGTCAATCTCTATCTTTACTCTTACTTCTATACCAAAATCACTTACAAAAAAACTTTGTCCTTTTTCGTTTTCTAGTACAGTTTTTTTTGCTTGCGGATAGTTTTCTTTTAGGATATGCCAAGCATGTCCCCAAGACAAATAAGTAGATCCATTCACATCTTCAGTCAAATGATCGATGTTAATCTTGCTCAATTTTTGGTAAATACTTTCACTCATTTCTAACTCCTTTTTTTTGCGAATTCAATCGCTTTGTTTGTTAATTCTTAAATGGATTTTTACATAAAAAATAGATATTTTTTTTATGTATTATTTTTGTGATATACTACATTTATGATAACAGGAGCAAATTATGACTAAAGAAGATTATAAAAGAGAAATAGAACGGCTTGAAAATATAAAAAGACTTATCGAAATAGAAGTGTATAAATTAGAAGCCATGAAAAATCAGGCTTGGAATACGTTTAATCATACAGGAAAAACTCAAGAGCAGTTAGATCTCGCTTTTTTGACAGTTTGCAAAATAAATGCTAGAATACAAAAACTAAAGGACGGGATAGATGGTAACAAAATTGTTTATAATTGATTTCAAAAAAAAGAAGCACATGCAAACCTGGGAGATTAACAATCAAACAAATATCATAACCAAGGTATACCAAATACCTTTATTAAAATTATTATTTTAATCTCCAAAATCGGCTATTCTTTTAGCCCTATTTGTAGTTAATCTATAAACTCTTTTATCATTGCAAATTAAATACCTCTGCAATTCTTTTTCAATTCGTCCCCTAGACCAAATGCATTTGTTATATTTCTTTTTATTGTTAATGCTCTCTTTGAATTGTGATTCGTGGATATAAGCATGAAAGTGCGCTGGTAATGCGATTAGGTTTTTAATTCGATTATCCCACTTTTTAGAATTGACATGATGTACATGCCATCCCGCTGGAATTCTTCCCATTAGCTCTTCATATATTTTTCTATGGTTTTTATAACCCCTTTTTTTTCTTAACATAAAGAAACCTACAATTAAAATAATCAATATTAAATAATTCATAAAAAAATAAATGTATTTTCTTGCAATAAAGGGGCTTTCCGGAAGTCCCTCCTGAGCGGTTTAAAACTAAGCCTTATCTCTTTATTATCTTATATATAATATTATACGTATAAGATAAGGCTTACAAATCGACAAATATTATTAGACAGAATTTTGATTTTGCGACCTTTCCCCAAAAAGTTTCCTTTTATCTAGATAGCCGCCATCGCATCGTTTCCGAATAGAGAGAAATTGTCAAATCCTCTTGGGGTAGTTCCCCGTCTTCTCTATCCTGCCTAGCTCCATAAGTCTCTTCCGTAATCTATCTAGTAAAACCCTCCTGCGCCCCCCTTTCCGACAATTTAGCTACAGGTCCGTAGGTTAGATATAAATAAACCACGCGCTTTTTGCAATAAGACTTGTTTTAAGAGGATTGCGATATAGTCTTAACACCTCTAGTAGTATAGTAAAATCTTTTATATTTAAGTTTAGATTTTACAGCCCCGAAATTTTAAATATATTATTCCAAAAAAAAACCCCAAATTTTTTAGATCTGGGGTTTTTAACAAACAAACAAGCGCCGGAGTTTTTTACAAAAGGGGGGCTGTAATACGATAGCGCTAAAAAATAAATGGAAACTTTTAATTTATTTCATAAAAAAAGTATACCAATAAAAGAATCGATTTTATTGTTCAAACAAGTTTTTAATTTACAAGCCTTATTTTATCTATATTCTTATATCTATATAATATATATAAAAAAAATAGGTAGCATATAGACTAACACCTTACTAGTACGAATAAGAATAGTATTACATAAAATAATGGGTTTAAAGCTACTTTAAGGATTAATTTTTGATTAAAAAATATTGTTAAGGTTCTACATTAGCTCAGTCTAGTTGTGATAATTTGAGCGATAAAAACTATTACATAAAAAATTTGATATTTTAATTACATAAAATCCATTTAAGAATTAACAAACAAAAAAGCGATTGAATTCGCAAAAAAAAAAGGAGTTTTGTATGAAGATTAAATTAGAAAACGGATGGAGTGTAAAAACTGAAGAGAATGGAAATTTCTGGGAAGTTTGCGAAAAAGAAACTAAACAGCATTTTGGCGGATTAGGTAAGCACGTATTTAAAGCAAAAAAATGGTTGGCAAAATATACTATTAATCCAGCTTCGAAGTTTGGAAAAGACATGTCTTTTTTGCCGGCTTCCAGAGCGGACGAGTACGAGTTTAGTTTTTCAGATCTAAAAATCGGAGATAAACTAGAATATTGCGAAACTTGTTATAGATCTAATAAGTATTTTGAAGAATATAGAATTAAGTTGGAAATTGTTTCTATAGACGAAAAAGAAGTAGAGTTTAAAGTTATATAACAAACCAAGCCCCATTTCGGTGGGGCTTATAATAAAGGAGTTTTGAAAATGAAAAGATGTAAATTATGTAGTAGAGAAATACTAGACGAAACAGCAGAAAAATTTAACGGCATGGGAGAGGAGTGCATGAATAAGTATAATACTCTAGCTCAAAGTGCAGGATGGGCCATGGCATATAATAGTAAAGATACGAACTTCGATGGAGAAATGAAGTTTAGAAAAATATTTAATCATGAACAAGAAAAAGATGTATTACGTCATTTCGAGCAAGCTAAAAAAATTATGGCACAGCTTCGATCTGGTATTACTCCGATTTCGGAAAGATTAAAAGAAGCAAAAAACGAGTATTACAAAATGCTTAAAAATGATTTTGTATATTCTCTTCGATTCGATAATTATATAACAAAAAGACTTAATTCTGCAAACGATGAAGAGCATGAGCTTATTATTAAGTATTTTTTAATTACAGATTTTGATGGTATTTGCAAAGGAATAGTAAGCCCTATCAATTTTCTAGAGACTAAAGAATTAATTAAGCCTAGCCAGAGAAAACTTAAACTTTTTACAAAATTTTTGGGATTAAGATTTAATGATCTTTATGAATCAAACCCCGACAGATTTTTAAAAAATGAAAAAGTTATGAAGATTTTTTCTGAATATAAAGAAGATAAAACTTTATTTATTTATCTAAATAAAGAATTAAAAACTCTTAGAAATGAAATGAAGGATGGTAAAAATGGAAGATAATCTATTTCATGTAAGAAAAATAACCGACGCAGAGGAATCTGTAAGAGAGTTAAAAAAGCTTATTAAAGACCTTAGTGAAGATAAGGCTTATATAATAATAAGAGATTTTATTAATATGCATAAACTTATTTATATTACAGAAAATGCAAAAATGAGACAGTTATCTTGTGAAATAAGTAAAATGGCCGATGAGCTTGGAATCGATGGACACGTAATTCGTAAATGCCACGAGATAAGCGAAGAAGAAAGAGAAAAAAATATAAAAAAAGAAGCGGAGATGTTGGCAAAAAAAGAAAGAAAAAGAAGAGCTATCGAATTGCTGAAAGATGGAGGAACTGATGATGAACTGTAATAAATGTCGTGTATCTCTCAGCGAAAACAACACCCCTTCATACAAAGTAAAAGGAGTAAAAAAATATCGTAAAGTTTGTAAGAATTGTTACAATAAGAAGCAGCGGGAATGGAAAAAAAAGAATAGAGAAAATAATAGAGAAAAGCTAGCAAGAAAGCAAAGAGAGTATTATGCAAGAAAAAGAGACGTGATGCTTGCCGCGAATAGAGAATGGAAAAGAAACAATCCTGAGAAATATAAAATGTCTGTTAAAAAAAGTAATGAAAAAAATAAAGGATCTATTTCTGCAAGATATTACGAGATAGTACGCAAAGCTAAAAGAGATAATGTAAGAGTAGGGTTTACAAAAGAAGAGTTCTTTACATATATGCAAAACGCAAGATGCTATGCCACAGGAGTAGACTTAGGCCCTGGGTCTGCAGCTTGGAAACAGCGCCCTTGGGCTTATTCTCTAGATAGACAGCTTCCAGGAAAACAAGGTGGGGCTTATACTCTAGAAAATGTAAAACCATGCAGATACGAAGAGAACCAAATAAGAGAAGTTGCTGGATTATCTCCGGAAGGATTAGTCGAACTACTTCGAGGTAGAACGATTGAAAAAATAGAGATAAAAGCAAGAAAGAAAAAAGAGCGAAAAGAAAAAGTAAAAAAAGTAATAAGCATAGTAAAAAAAGGCTTTAATTTAATTAAAATATTTTTAATAGGAGGCAAATAAAATGAATAAAGAATATAAAAAAGTAACGCACAGGGGAGTAGAATACGAACTTCATTCTAGTCGAACCCATTGCGATATTTGCCAACATAAATTATTTACTAGTACGCAGTGCGTTTGGATTAGATATCCCGGCAAAGATAATGCGCACGCAGTTCTAAGAAAGTATTGCAAAAACTGTAAATCAGAAGCCATTAAAATTTTTGGTGATTACAGTAAAGATTCTTTTCAAAAACTTAAATTAATTAAACTAAATCGCAGATACGTAAATAAAAGCTGGAATGAAATAGAAAAATTTGAAGATAAAGAGATGTTAATTAAGTTTTTCAAAGTACTTAAAAAAATGAATACGAATACTTATTACAAAAAGCAGATTAATATTTTGTTTTTAGATTTTTTCTATAAGCTAAATTTTGAAGATGCGGAGAATATAGTAGCATTTATGCTAATAATGAAAGAACAATTGTTAATGGATAAACTATTAAAGTTATTTATTCGTAAAGAAATAAATAAAACAAAAGACCAATTAAAAAGGGCTTATTTTTTACAAAAAAAGGAGGATAAAAAATGAAAAAGCTAATAATACTAATACTACTAACTGGGTGCGGTGGTAAAGATAGTAATCAAAGTGCACCTAATAATACTATATCGCTATCTTGCCAACAGCAGATCGATGCGATTAGAGATTTACCACAATTTATAGACAATGAAGACGTCGAATTTTTGGAAGATCTAACTAATCAGAATGGATTTGTTCTTGGAAATAATAACGATGCAGTTTCTATTACTACTAATTTTTATTATTTGAATCAAGATTATATAAAAGAAACTGAGACGATTACGCACAAGGGTTATTTTATTTTTGCTGATTGTTATACTGCTTCTATACAAACAGAGTATAAAGCTTATAAAACTGAAAATATAACTACAGATGAGATCATTGATGAATCGTTTGTAAACCTTAGAATAACTAATAAAGTAATCAATTAAGATCCAAATTTGACAAAACTCATCGTATCAAGTATATTGGTGCGATGAGCAAATTGGATAAAGATAATTATATAAATGACGGAATCGATCTACAAAAAAGAAAGATTTTCATACAAGATATTAATTCAAATTCTGCAAATAAGATAATCCGTGCTCTTACAATTCTTAATCAAAAAACAAGCCCTATCGATATTTATATTAATTCTCCTGGAGGATGTGTATACGACGGGCTTGCTATTTACGACGCTATTAGCAGCTCTCCTTGCGTTATAACTACACATGCAATCGGTAGCGCTATGAGTATAGCTCTTATAATCTTTTGTGCAGGAGATATGCGCAGAGGCTATCAGAATACTTCTTTTATGTCGCATTCATGTAGTAGTTTTACAAGTGGAAAATTAAAAGAAGTTAAAATCGATACTAAGGAAATGGAAAGACTTAATAAAATAATGGCCAATCTTCTAACAGATAACTCTAATAAAGATTCACGCTTTTGGATGAGTAAACTAGATCATGATTTTTATTTCGATTTGACATTTGCAAAAAAGGTAGGTATAGTAAACATCGAGGAGGACGAATGAAAATACTTTTAATTATTTTGTTAGCGGGGCTTTTTTTACTTTTTGATTATGCCCTTACTTATTGGGTCATGAATACTTTAGGTCCAAAATTTGGGTTTAGTTTTTCTTATTTGGAAGCACTAGCCGCCCATATTTTTATCGCTAAAATATCTCCATCCAATTTAAAATTAAAAGGAAATAAATGAACGGCAAAAGAGCTCGCGCACTTCGTAAGTTTACTGCGCATATGAAAAACCATGGAGACACTAGATACGGACACAATGTGGATGCAAAGAGAAGCTATAAAAGCTTTAAGAAAAACTACGTATCTTCTCCAGTAGAGGATTACTCTATATTCAAAAAAATGGAAATTCCTGAAAATTGGGATGAAAATGATAAGAAGAATATGGATATAGTAGATGGGAAAGTAAGGCTTAAAATAAAAAAAGAAGGTAAAAAGTCTACTAATAAAAGAATAAACCAAATGCTTGTTAAAATAAGCAATAAATTAAAAGGAGGAAAAAATGAAGAAGGAAGAGAAGAAAGAGAAGAAAGCACCCCAGCCAGCTAAGGTAGATGTAAAAGAAGTGGAAAAAAGAGAAGAAGAAATGAAAGCTGTAGAGAATAATACTACAGAAAAAGAAGAAAAAATTGTTGATTTGGAAAAGGTAAAAGAAAAATTTAAAATGCCTGATGAATATGTAGAAGGGGCAAAAAAAGCTGGGGTAGATACTCTTTCTTATTTGAAAAGTAGACACGCTGCTTTAAAATCTTTTTGTAAAGATAATAAATCCAATGAGGTTAAGTATTTTGATGAAATTAAGCGGCTTGAGCTGTGTATTGAAGCTTCAAGCCATTAAGACCTTGTATGGTATGTATAACCAAGGCCAAGGCCAGGGGGGACTTAATATAAGTCCCCCCTGTTTTTAAAAAAAAGGAATAAATTGATGGAAATGTATGTAACACCAGAACTCTTAGAAAATATGATTAAACTTGAAGAAGATAACAAAATCTTTAAAAATACCCCTATTCCCAACACGTATGAAACTAGAGTATTGTTTTGGCATGAAGTTATTCTTCGTCAAAATCGTGAATATATTAAGCAAATAGCGCAAGAAGTATCTAGCACAAATAAAAGATTAGAAAAAATAAAAGATAAGAATAAAGCAGAACAGCTAAAGGATTATTTAGTTAAGCTAATAAATAAAAATGAAGAAATTACAAAAAAAATAGAAGCTCTAGAAAAGATGGAGGAAAAAGATTTTATTAATTCTTTGTCTAATTCTATTCGAACATCGATTCTAAAGTTGAAAAAGAAAGAACCGACTGAAAATGATATTAGAGCTAAACAAAAAAGAATCGCAAAAAGACGCAAAAAGAAAGGATATAAATGATTGATCAAGTATTTGAAAAGTTAAGTTTAAAGATGTCTAAGTTAGGGTTTAATAATTTTAATTTGAAGGATTATACAATATCTTTTGATAGTCCTCCAAAAGATAATGGAGACTATAGTACTCTTTATGTTTGTTTAGGTGATTTACCATCTGAATATCCTGCTGATACTTTAGATTTGCTTGTAGAAGATATTTGTAACAACGTTATTAGTGATATATATGAAAAATGAAATATTTGAAAAGATAAGTGTTAGATTAGCCTCGTTAGGTTTTAGTAATTTTAAACTAGAAGAGGATCATCTATCTTTTAATACTCCTTTGAAGAATGAAGATTCTAGTAGTATTTCTATTTCTTTAGATTTAGGCAAATTGCCCAAGAAATTGCAAGAGAATATATTAGACAAAGTTATAAGCGATATGTGTACTACTATAATAAATGAGTGCCAAAAAACAGGAAAGTTAAATAAATGAATAAAAGAATAAGAAAAAAAAGACTTAAAAAAGAACAAGAATTATTTAAACGGATTAAAGAGGAAGTAGATAATTGTTTAAAACAATATTGGACTAAAGAGAAAATTATCTTTATGTGGGGAATTTCGGATGATAAGAGTTACCTAGAATTAGCTAACAGAAACCCTACTGATATATTCGTTCTGCATGGTATGGACATTGATAAAAAAGATGAATGATAAATATTTTAATCAACTTGTATTCACGCCCCACCCATTGAGCCATATTAGCTATTTTGGCGAGGGTGAGAGTGCTTGGCTAGACCTCCCCAATGGTTATGCCATATCCGTTCTCAAGGGCTTTAATTTGCCTTGTGAGAGGTATGAAGTAGAGGTCTATAAAAGAAATAAATTAATTGATGAGATAGATGGGTATAGAGGTTTAATAGATCTTGATAATTATGTTATTCTAGATGAAGATGGGGTTAATATTTTAATTAATAAAGTTTCTAAATATAGTCCCTGTTTTTATGCTTTAAATTATATAAATCAGGCCTATTTAAAAAATAAAAATACCTTATTTTTTGAAAGTGAAATTTTAAAATTAAGTGAATATAGAAAAAAAATAAAAGAGAGAAAAGAAGAAAATAAAAGATTTTGGGAAGAGTATAGAAAAAGAAAAAGAAGAATATACTAATTTTAGTATCTTTTTTGTTTATACCATTATTAGTATACATTTTTGTATATTCGATTAGATATTTGGCTAAAATATTGATATACTTTAATTATGAAAATAGGTTTTTAATGGGGTTAATT